TCAGCATCTAAGTTCCCATCTATTATGGATTTTCTCTTTAAGTCTATTACTGTTATAAATAATGCTTTTGCCATAATCTTAACTATTTGGATAAGCTCCTGAGTTCGGCATATCTGCTGGTCTAACAGATACCTCTGAAGGATTATTAGGTTCTACAAATCCATCCTTTGTTGCTTGATTAACACTAATCTTTGCATCATCAGATACTTTCTTTTTATATACTCTTAGCTCCCAGTAATGCTTACAGTTTTTACCACCCTTGTATTTAAACAGAGAATAGTTTCTACCTTTGTGTCCAAGCTTTCTGTTTACACCTCTAAAACTCATTGTGCCAATATCTTCTTTTCTGAATACAATATTGTCCTGAGTATATAATTCCATTCTTTTACAAAATTCTCTACTATTAGGAGACTTTCTTACAGGCATATAAGCATATCTTACTTTATATATTCCTCTATCCTGTTTAGACTTCTTGTTAGGAGCAGACTTAATATCTGCCAAATTATCCAAATTAAAGCCCTTTTCCGAGTCGTTTACCTTTTCGGAATGTATAAGCTCCCAATCGTCAGAGATACGCTCTCCTAGAGCCTCTAATTGCTCCAAAAGGTCATCTCCTTCTTCATCACTAAAATCTGTCACCTCATCTGAGCTTAATTTCTCTCCTGTCTCCTCTTCTCTCTTAACTCTTGTAGAGATGTTGTCTAGCTCTGTAAACTCAATCGGTTGTAGAGTTACAAAGTATAAACTCAAGTATATCTTGTTAAAGTTTAGTATGTCATTAATACCTTCTATAATTCCTTCTTGGAACGGTCTAATAACAATATTGTCCATCAATATAGAAGCAGTTCTTAACTCTTCTGCGTTATTCCCAAACCCTGTATTGTCTTTTATCCCCAAAAGAATAGGAGATACAATACCATGACCTAACATAATCTTCTCTCTGCTCTCATCAGATAAGAACTGATATTGCGCATGAGCATCTGGTAAGTGAATAGGTTCTAGGTCTGCTTTAGTTTCTATAGATTCGTTAAATGCCAGTATGAATTTGCCTGCATTAGAACTGCCACTAAATTTGTCATATATTTTTCTTTCAATAATCTCTTGAGTTTCCTCATTAGGAATCCCATTATTAAAGTTTATTAGTAAGCTAGGCTGTAATCCTTGCTTTATGTTACTGATGTGATAATTACTTACTTCTTCTTCTAAAGAACAATATTGTAAACATCCATGATAATCAACAGGAGCATAATAATAAAAGCCACTTCTGTAAGGCTTGAATATATATAGCTCTGATTTTTCACTCTTTGCACCATTCCCAAATGTAGGGATTCTCTTAGGAGTATCGCTTGGCTTTATCTCAGCCCACTTAGGATGATAGTAATAAGCTCTAATAACCCCTTTTGCATCACACTTCTCTGCTCGTAAACACTCCATAGGAAAGTGTAATACTTTTATTATTTTGGTTTTAGACTTGTTGTATACTACTTGCATAGCTGCTTGACCTAACATCTTGTAATCATTAGATACTCTCTTTACATCTTTAGGTCTAATCAATACCTTGAACTTAGCGTACATTTCAGGAAACTCTGCACTATCTGTAGCCTCTAATCCTCTACCATAGACCATATCAACAATACCGTTGATACATCTACTGTTAGTAGGTGAGCCTAAATACCTTTCAATAAGTATGTCGAAGTAGTCGTTGTTCTCTCCATAAGAAATCCACTTCTTATTGTAAACCTCTTTTACCTCTGGTATCTCGTAACCAGATAAGTTTACTACTCTTATTGAATTATTTTTTTCTTTATTAATCATTTAATATAATATATTCGTTATCACTAGAAGAACCAGTAAAAGGCTCGTATTCACCTGCATCAATAGAATGAATAGCCGTATTGTTATAAGGCACATCATTGTCTTCTAATACTAAGAGTCTATCTCTATAAAAAAGCTTTCCATTAGTATTGTTTTTTATCTCCATAAAGTAATTAAAGTTCTTCCTAAATGTATTTACTGTTGCTGTTACTTGCAAAGCTAAATAGTTAGGATATTTAGTACTTACTAAGTTTAAAAAACTAGCACCATTATTGGTTTCTTCTTCCACAAACTTAACAGTAAGCTTATTAGCATCAAGAGTAATAGTTCCGTCCTCTTGAGTAGTATATTCTACAACACCATTTCTAGGTATTATGTTAAATGTCTGTGTCTCTGCTGCATTAATAACTATCATACTATGATAACGTAAAAACTATTTTTTGTTTTATAATAAAAAAGGGTAGACCGAAATCTACCCTTTTAATTGAATAATAATAAAGGAAGTATTATTCGTTACTCATATTTGAAGTCTGTACGTCAAATCCTGACGAACTACCTACTGCTACTAAAGTGTTTAGTATAAATAAAGATGGAAGAACTTCTTTTCCCTCGAAAGAAATTGTATAACCATATAAATCTCCCATTGCACCACCAGTAGATGTATTCACAGATACCTCTACTCCGTTTTGCGCTCCTGCCATTCTGAATTTACCATTGTAGTCTTCAATAATAATATGAGGTCTACCGTAAGATAATAACTTTAATTGCATCATAGTCTCAGCATTCTGAGCCTTGATAACAAAACTTCCTGATTGTGTCCAGAAAGATGTTCCGTTATCTCTTGAGTTTTCATTAGTTTCTTCAAACGTATTATTATCTCCTCTTACTTCAAATTGATAAACATCTACTTTAGCACCTAATGTGTCTACTTGACCATTAAACGCTGCATCTGTTGGAGGTTTTGTAGCACTATCATCCATACCAGCATACATAGCAGAGCTGTAGTTAGCAATGTATAAGTTTTTAATACCACCTACGGATTCTTTACACGCCTCTAATCTCCCTTTTGATATATCACAAGCCATAATTTAATTGTTTTTATTAAAAAAGGGTAGGTAGAATTTCCACCCACCCTGTTTTATTGTTAATACTTATTTAACTATTATGTATAGTAAACGATTTCTGAACCTAATCCGTACTGTACACTAGCAGTATATCTCATAACGATTCTTACGTTTTGAGAACCATCAATATCTGCCATGTCAATTACTTTTACTTCATTGTGGTCTGATAATAAACCAGTACCGAAGTATAAGTTTGATTTTTGAGCTGCCATTGCATCATTATCAGGTAATCCGTTAGCTACGAATAATTTAACACCATCAAAAGATAATGAACCATTATTCCACCATTGTGTACCCATATTGTTTGTACCTGCAGCACCTAATCCAGAAGCTCCAAATCCACCTAAAGCTCTTACATAAGCTCTAGCAATGTTTTGAGATACATAGATGTATAAATCTTCTTTTCCATAAATAGTAGAAGGAATAGCATCTACAATCTTACCAAGCTCAGCGATTACGTTTGCAGCAGTTACAGTTGTTCCTGTTACATCTACTACAGTCGCATCAGCAGCAGCTAATACTGTGAATCCGTCAAACTCACCAGCAGTAGCGTTAGCACCTTGCCAGATTGCGTGTTCGTTTTTCTCAGCTACTTTAGCGATTACATGAGCTAATAAGAAATCTTGGAAATTCTTAGGTAATGTGTCAAATGCAGAATATCCCATAGAGACAGCTTCCCAATCTGAGACGAAGTCTTTCTTACATAACTGTAAGTTTACTTGAAATTCTTCTGGCTGGATAATTCTTTCTGTTAATGTAACAGAAGAAGTAGCAGCGAAATCACAAGAAGCGTTAGCAACTAGGTCTCCAGTAGCTAATTTCTTAATGACTTCCTTAAATTTAATGTTTGGTTTTACTTCGATTCCACCATTATCAATAGTAGAAGAAGAAAGAAGAGCTGCAGCGATATACTTGCCAGCAAATTCTCCTGCGTAAGTACTTGTTATACTTGTTGTTGTTGCCATAATTAATTAATTAATTGTTAAATAATTTGTTAAATACTCTTTGTTGTGTCGTCATAGGACGGTTTTGAGAATATAAATTCATTGGTTTTGAATCTACCTCTGCTTCAGGTGAATGAGAGATTGCTTCAGCTTCCTCAGAAAGTTCAACTTTGTCTGAGCTTAATTCTTCAGGTGCATCAGAAGCTTCCTCCTGACCCATTCCATCCATCATTTGCTCATACATAGCTTTAAATTCAGCTACTACTTTGTTTAATTCTTCTTTAGTAGCGTAAATTTCTTCTGGTGCTTCTTCAATTACTTCTTCTTCAACTTCTTCTTCAGCCAATTCTTCCGTAGAACCTTCTTCTACTGTTTCATCTTGAGCAAGTTCTACCTGCTCTTCAGTAACTTCCTCTTTAACTTCAGCAGAAAGCTCCTCTTGTACAGGAGTCTCTTCTTCAGTATCAGCAGAAAGTAATACTTCTTTGAACTTTTTAATAATTTCTGTTGCTTTCATAAATAATTATTTAATTTGATAACGATTAATAAAATATCTGTTTCATTTTCAAGGTTATGGAGTTGTCCCTTGTCCTGTTAAAGTTCCAATACCTTGTGCTTGTAAACTTCCATCACAGCATTTACTACTGTACGTTCCGTCTTTGCATAAACAGCCTCTCTTTTTGCCTGTTGGACTTGTTCTACTTGGTGTTTTTTTCATCTACCTTGTCCTTTATATTTCTTTTTATATCCCTTCTTTCCTATACTAGCATTCTTGCTATGAGGATGAGACTTTCTCTTGTTCTTTCTATATGTGCTTACTATCTTTTTAGGCATTAGTTCTTGTCAGGTACACAGTTAGGAACTAATCTTCCATTCTTCTTTTTCGTTCCATACTGAGTATATCCTTCTTGACAAGGGTCTTCTTGTAATAAATGCTCTTGACAAGGCATAAACCATATCTTGCCTTCTACCTCATGCTCATGAGAACCTTCACACCCTAAGTCTGCTGCTTTCTCTTCAGCCATCTCTTTAGTAGCAAAAGCCAATCTGTTATCAATAATTATATAATCATCATTAACAGGAATAAAATCTTTAGCTAGTTTCTTTTTATCTATTTGCTTTAGTTTACTAATAGCCCAGTTAACACCAGCACTACCACCCCAAGCATCCCACATAATACCACCACATCCTTCTGAATACGGTACGTCTTTGTTTTGTTGGTGTCTCTTAAAGCTTGCCATTCTAGCTATTGTTGAACGAGAAATACTAGCACCTGACGCTAATTGTGAAGCTCTTCTCCATCCTACTGGTGTTCCACAACTACTACCGTTTTCTTCTTTATACTTTAATGCTCTCTTTGCATTATTTCTAGCTCCTTTAGGATAGTCGTTATAGCTTTCTAATTCTACATCTAGTTGTGAAAGCACAATATCTTCTAGTTGAAATATCTTAGCTAATGCTTCAAACTCTTCAGAGTCTATTTCTTCTTTTACGCTTTCTCTTGGTCTTTCGTCAAGCTTGTCTGTAAAAAAGCCCTCAATACTAAAACCTTTTACCTTGCCTTCTTTTACAAACTCTTGCCATATCTGGTCGTTGTTTACCTTGACAGATACCATCCAAGTTCCTACAGGTAAATTAAGATTGTACTTAGCAGACTTGTCTTTCTTCTCATCTTCTATAATCCAGCTTTCTACTACGCTTAATCCTTTTAACTCTACATCATGCTCTAGTGTTGAGTTGTTTTGTTTACCCTTCGTTAGAAACAGCTCAGATGCTCTCCTAACAGTATCTTTAGAGAAGTATATAAAGTATTCTTTATCTCCACTTTGTCTAAATATCTTTTTGTCAGGTATTAATGCAGCACCCATTAAGATTCTTTTCTCAGAATCTACCTCTGCTAACTGTATTGTTTGTTCTTTAAGAGCAATAAAGTCTTCTTCTATTGCTGGATATTCTACTATAGAAATTGCTTCTATACCAGAAAAATCATTTTCTTCGTCTATAAATAGTTCTATAATATCTTGTTCCATACTTTGATAACGATTTTTATATTATTTGTTTTATATTAATCACCAAGTGATGCGCCTGTTTGTATTTGTAAATCTAGTTCTTGTTGTGATGTCATCTCATTACTTACTACATAAGCTTGTATTGGTTCTTGGAACTGACCTCCTACTGCTTCTGCTAATTGGTTTGTTCCTGTGCTTCCTACTAAATTAAAGTCAAAGGTTCTACCACCTCCACCTTCACTACCTCCAGCTCTTCCACCACCAGAAGGTGCTGTACCAGATGTTAAAGTAGTTGCTAGTATGTTTGCTATTGCTATTCCTGCGCCAACATTGTTTTTGGTTATTCTTTTAGCAGCACTAGATTCTGCATTTTTAGCAAGAGCTAGGAATGGAGCTGCTGCGCCAACACCACCAACTATAGTTCTAGATGCACCTGCAGCCCTATAAAAACCAATCTCTGATGCACTTAAAGAAAGTATTTCTGCATTAGCTTTTTGTGCTTCTATAACAACTCCTGCAATGGCTGCACCCTTTTGCACTACTAATCCTATTTTTGCTAAAGCTTCACTTTCTTTGCCTAAGGTAGAAAACACTTGACCAATACCAGAAACGAATCCGACATATTCTAGCTGTGCCTGCATCCTGAGGTCTAGTAGTAACATTTCATGTTCAAACTCTTTATCTTGCATATCCATCCTTAATATAGATAATTCATTTTCAGCCTGCATTCTTTCAAATGAACCTTCTTCAAAAATACTTAACCTACTTTCTTGATAATCAATCTCATCTTGTAATATTTCGTTATTAGCTTCAGAAGCCTGTATTCTAGACTCATCACTATAAATTCTAATTGAATCAAGTCTTCTTCGCCTTGTGTCTAAATCCATTTCAATCAGCTTATTAAACTCTTCTTCTCTTAGGTTAGCTCTTTCTATAGTTTGAGCTGCAACTAATTTTGTCAAAGCTTTTTCGTGGTCATCTTCTGCTTTTTGCTCTGACTCATCAAACCTTTTTTGCGCTAAAGCCTTTTGTTTGTCACTAGCATTAGATTTCATAAAGTCTTCTAGCCTTAAAGCTTCCTTTTCTATAAAAGTATCTCTTCTTCTTTGTAAGTCCTCTCGCTCATACTTTTGCTTTATCTCTAATTGTTTTTTTTCTGTTCTTTCAACACCAAGCTCTTGTCTTCTTTCAAACTCTAATATAATTTTTGACAAGTCAAGGTATTTTTTCTTAAAAGACCTAGCGTTGCCAGCGTTTTTTTCTTCTTCTGGGTTTAATTTTAAATACAGTGCTAAAAGCTCATTTAAAACTTTATTTTGTTCATCATTAGCTACGTTAAGCTTTCTTTGAGCTTCTGTTTGTAGACCAGTGTTATATTGGTCGACTTTTTTCTTGCTAGTTAGTTCTAATGTCTGAGCTTCAATGCTGCCTAATTTTATCAAAGATAATCCTTGCTGATAATCTAAAGCTTCGTTCGTTTTTATTATAGACTCATTTAATTCTTTTTCCTTTTGTTTTATGTCTATTTCAATTTGTTTTTGTTCTACAAAATTTTCAGTTATATCAGCTAGTTTTTTCTGGTCATTTCCAGCTTCTTTTAACTGCCTCGCTAAATCTTTATCTAAAGCCGAAAGACCTCTTACAAGTGCTGTTCGGTCTTCTAAAGAAGTGTTTACATCTCGCAAAGTTGCCCCATACAACTTTAATATATTCATCTCTTGTTTTAAACTGTCTGACAAGTCATCAGTAGCATTTTCAGCTTTTTCAGATTCTATAGCCCACCTTTCTAATAAAGCAATAGCTCCTTGAAAAAGGAAAATTAATCCTAGAGGACCCATAAAGGCTCTCCCTATGTTAACTAATCCACCCATGAAAGTTCCTGCTTGTTTTGTGGTGTATATAAAGTTACTTGCTACTTGAGAAAGGTTGTTAGCCATACCTCTAATACCATAATTAGAGTCAGATACAGCTCTACCAAGTTCTAGTACTGTTGCAGACGCAGCTCCTGTAGCCATATTGGTATCTTCCATACCTGTTTTCATCTTAGCAATTTCAGTATTTAACTGTTTAAAGCTTTTGCTGACTCCATCAACAGTTATGTTAGCCTGTTTGCCTTCAACCTCTATTACAATTACTTTCCTTGTTGTGGTATTAGTTGCCATTATCTATTTCGTTTTATTGCGTTTTTAAATTCTTTCCAATTAGTAGGAGCTAAATATTTACCTTTGGCTATCTTTATATCCTCGTCATCTATATGCCAATCTGCTGCCCCTAATAAATCTATTATATCTCTTATCATTATACTTCGTTTATTAATTCTAAATCTGCTTTCCCTGTATTAATGTTTATTTTAATTTTATTTATTTTATATGGTTTTCCTGATATAACAATTTTATCATTAAGCCTTAACTTATTTATAAGTTTTGCTGGCAAAACAACTTTAAACTTAGACAGCCTAGCCCTTTCGTTATATATTGGAATTATGTAGTTATCATAGTATGTCTCAAACAAACTAACATCATTTCTATCTAAATAAAACTCGTCATTTTCACTACCAAAGTTTATTGTTTGCAATCCATCACCTAGCGTGTTAGAGGGCCTTATGTATGTGTCTATAGTAGTAAAATTGTTTCCGTCTTGTGTGTTTATAAGATAACTTGTGGTTGATTCTTTCTTGCAAAAAACAACAAGAGGCTTTGCAAGAACAGGAAACTCATCATCACTAACCATCCAACCCCATTGAACTGTTGTTAAAGTTGTGCTATTGCTTTGGTCTCTCATTCTTTCAAAAACCATATGTTCAAATCCTAACTCAACATCATACTTGCCTCCATCAAACGCCAAAGGGCTTTCTATCTGAGTATTTGTATTATTCAATGATTCATTACCAAATTCATCATTTACAATTTCGTTGTTGTTTATTATTGCAAATGTACTAGGGCTGCTGTATTTGAAGTTTATCTCAGAAAATATGTTTGCTTTGCCAACAGAATGTTTGTCTGTGTATAAGTAACGCCCTATATCATAAGATGTCCCCTCAGAGTAATAGTTGTCTAAGGTCATTACCTTAATCTTGTCAAAGTCTGGGTTTGATGAACCATTAGAAAGTATTCTTCTATCATCATAAAATGCTACCAAATTAAACATTTTGAATATAGATGTTAAAAAATCTATAACTTTCATGTTTGGCAAATTAGATGCTAGTTCAAAGCCTGCAGATATATTAAATGTGCTTGTTGAAGTTGCAGGATTAGTTATTGTGTAATTAGCCACATAGCTTGATTGACCTTGTAAACTCCAATTAAACCCTCCAAATGAAGATATATTTTCGTATTCTTGTGTGGTTTTTGTTATACTCAATCCGCTTAAGACAAAGGAAGTTATACCTCCTCTTGTCTTTACCTTTAGTACTGGAGCAAAAGTTGTTTCTCCTATAAAAACAACATTTCTTTCAAATATAAATTTTATAGTTATTGGGTTTCCATCACCTGTTAAATCTGTCGCATTCGTAACAGGAGATATTATTTCGCCAGAAAAAGAATCTAACATCTCTAAGGAATAAAGACCTCCTACTGCTGGAGTAATCGTAACCTTATATTCGTATTTTATTTTTATTCTTGGTGAGAAATTATTAACAGATGCAACTAAGTTTTTATTTGCGCTACTTCTTGGGTCGTCATTTCCTGTAGGAGATGTGTTTGTAAACGTATAATCGTTTAAGTATATTTCTTGTACGTCTTCTTCGATTTGCTCATTTAAATCACCCTTTTCTCTATGTAACCAAAGATACAATTCGTAAAAAGGAAGGTTAGATTGACTGAAAAAGTCATTTGAACCATTTTTAGTAAATTGAATGCCATATTTTTCTTCTATTGCTAAAATAATATGATACATTCTTATAGCTGGTTTTAAGTCTATTAATCTTAAACCCCTGTCGTTACCTGAAGCATTTGCCTCTATGTTTCTTGAAACAACATCTTCATTCAAAGAAGGAGCGTTATTGCTGGTGTCCCAATAATAATGTGATTTACTGCTAATAAAGGGGTAGCACAAATCTCCTGCTGTTGTGCTGCTTGTGTTTATAATTAAATTGCTTCCTGACAAATTATACCCATTTTTAAGACCGTTTCTAGCGTAATCCTCTGTATAAATATGATTAAACTTGCTTAAGTAAGCATCTGCATAATTAGCCAACTCGTCTATCTTGTTATCCCCAAAAAGTCTTTTTAAGTTTATTGTTTTTCCATAAAAAACTATTTTATATGAATAAGGATTCTGATTTTTCATACTTACATCACTTAACGCAACAAAACCAGATTTATAATCTTCTCCGTTTATTTTAATTAATGCTTCTCTTTTTACTCTGGCATCATAACCATTCGATACATCAAAATTATAATAGTGTTTAAACAACTTATTGTTTGTTGTACTTGCAGGAACATTAAACTGTTGTGAATAATCAGTAAACACCTTTGCTATATCTCTAATGTCTTTTATTGAGTTAGTAACATTTATAGACTCTTCTTCAAAAAGGTCTAGTCTTTGATAGGCTATGTTTTGGCCATACTCATTAGCATTAATATACACTTCTACCTCTCTACGCATTATCGTACATTGTTTATTTTATCAAAAGCAAATTCTACTTGTATTGTGTAGTTTATTAACTTGTCGTTTAATTGTGTTTGGAATGATAAGTCGCTAGACTTTACTGTAACAGGCAATGTCTTGTTATCATATTCTATCCATACTCTTTCACTCAATGTAAACTGTCTAAATACTTCATTATATTCTTCAGGATAAAAACCTGTATTTAGTGTTAAAGTTTCCTTAGCATTAACACTAAATGTTTTGTATTGATGTTCATATGTGTTGTATATTCCTGTAGGTCCCTGCAGAATTGATGCTCTAAAGCTCTCTTCATCTTTCTTTATTGACAAATTACTTCTTTTGAACATCCATAAGTCTTGTAAAGCACCATACTTGTTCACAAAGACCATTTTGTAAGGAGTATGCTTACATTCCTCTATATTTCTTATTTCTAGCTTTGTTACTCCTTCTACTCCATCTACATATACCTCATCTACACCATAGATTCCGTTTTGTGCTAAAAAGTTGTTTAGGCATTGACTGTTTTCAAATACACCTCCGTCTTGTAATACTCTATCTTCGTAACTATCTGCACCTGCTTGTGTTTCGTTGCTTATGTATTGTATAAAGTCCTTAGAGTTTGTTTGACTTGCAACTGCTTGTGTATATATTTCTTGATTATTGTAAAAGAAAGATACAGATGTTGTATTGTTTGCATCAACAGGTATTCTTAAAGGAGAATCATCTGGTTTAATTATGATTTTGTTGCTTATGAGTAATCCTTGTAGTAATTCTGGGTTTGCACCGTCTTCAAAGTAGCCATATCCATCAAAAGCTTTAGCTCCTAATACAGCAGTTAGCTGTGTGCTATTACCGTTTGTTAATGTCCTTGTAACTTGATAATCTACATTTATTGTATTTGCTATGCTTTGTGTTCCTGCATAATTACCGTCAAAACCTGTAGGTATATAATCTTTTATTAAGCTACTTATCTCAAAGTTTACATAAGACCCAAATTGTCCTGCTGCAGTTGAAACTAAGGTGTATGTAGGAGATATTGTATGCCCCAGAGAGTGTGATACTCCTGCATATATTTCTATATCTAATTTAGCAGATGCTAAGTCTGCATGAAATACATTTACAAAGTATGGGCTTCTTACGTTTATTTTAGCCATTTGTTTTTATTTTATTTTTTCTAATTCTTTATCTATTTCGCTTGAGAAAGCTGCTAGTATATCTTCATCAAACTCGTTTTCTATGTTGTTTACAGCTCTATCTATAAAATTACTTCCTTTATATGCAAACCTTTTAATAGTTCCTTTTTCATAAATAGATTCAGCTATTGCTCTAGCAGATTTATTTATATCTACCTTGCCACTTTTGTTTCTTACCTTACCTGTAAGACCTTTAGACTGCATCCACTTCTTTATCTTACCTACAAAGTAAGAAGAAGGCTTGCCTGCTCTTGGGTTTGTACCTTCATCAATAGCTTTAGCATAGTTAGCCATGTATATATCAATTCTAGTTTTCACTATCTTGTAATACATACTGTCATGCAAAGCACCAGAAGCTCTTGTGTTGTCTTTGTTTATATTAGTTCTAAGCCTTTGTAGAGCCTCAGAACCCATTCTCTCCAACAACCTTCTAACTAAATCCTTTTCCATTAACAGATACTTATATCATTAATCATCTTAATGTCTATTTCTGCTTCCCAACCAGCTAACTCATTCTCAAATCTCTCTTTAAATGGCTGACAACTCATTGTGTCATCTACCTGCAACTTATCAGCTCTTAGATTACCTCTTTTTAGTTTAGAGAATATTAAATTCATTACCTGTAATTGTGTGTTTAGTACATCCTGCAAGTTGTCTACACCATAAAACTGGTCTGGAGTAACTACTTCCTTTGTATAATCCACTATGTCTGCACATAATATCTGCAAAGTGAATGTCATAAACTGTGAATCTATTACTACATTAGAGATGTTTAGGTGTGCTAATGGAAATATATCCATCTTGTTAAGGTTAACTTCTGTTATATCACCAAAGCTAACACTATTCATGTGGTGATTAGCTCTTAGTTCATCTTTAATCTTGTCTAATAAGTCGTATACTTGTGTCATATTTATTTTTTATATGCCTTCTTTATTAAAGCATTCTCTATTCTTGTCTTATCCTTTATATATTCTAAGTACATTAGACAGGTGTGTACTGGAAGCTTTGTAGCCTTGTCAATCTTTGCTGCATCTTCTTGAGCGATTGTAAATATTGATTGATACCAACCCCACTTTTGTCCAAAGTTTGCTTGAGCTGTGGTGGAATCCCCTTCCCTTTCAGCTCCTTCTGTAAATAATCCAGAGTATAGCTTGGTAATTTGCTCCCTAAACGATAAAAAAAAACCATCGCTCCTATCGCTACACTAACTGGCATATCTAACATTACATCAGAATACTTATGACTGCCTTCATAATCCATCACCCTATAGAACTCATTCTTCTTAAAGATGACTGGTCTAAACAATACAGCCATTGCTTTGTGCATCTTATCCCAATCTGAGATATACCCATCTAAATCAATGAACTCACCAAATGTCATCTCGTCTAGCTTTGGTATAAAACCAAACTCAACAACCGTCTCTTCTCCATACTCATCTGTGGCTGACATACTAAATCTAGGTACTAAAGGTGTCTCTTCCTTAAAACACTTATTTATTACATCAATAGCGAAATCAAAGTTGTTTAAGGGAATCTTAAATGTATCTTCAATTTCTAATCCACAGAATATCTGCAGCATCTTTGTCTTTATATATACCTCATCTTCCTTATCCCATTTATCTAGTATTTTAAGATACTTCTGATACTGTCTAAGGGTTATTCCTGCCAATGCTTGAGGTATAGACAGCTTATATTCCTTTATCATACTATGATAACGAAAATCAACACTTTCTGTTTTCTTGTTAATAAGTTGTTTATGGGAGAATAAAACAAAAATAAAAAATATCGTTATCTTTATATAAGTAGTTGCAAATCTACATAAGTTGCCACACTTCAATACCCTAATAAATACGGATGATTGTTGGAACGTGTACTCTAAATCTCCTTGTGAATGGCAGTACTAAACCCTTTGTTGTTTTCGTAGTCGCCCTAGTACTATTCCATACAACGAGTAAACTGCTAACCAAATATCTAGCAAATATTATTTAAAATAACATTTATTATAGGTGGGCGAATAATACCTTCCCAATACACTTTCAATTATATTTGTATTTTTAGATTATGAGTTTTAGATAAATTCGTTTTGGATGAAATCATTAGAATGGGCAACTCCACCTGCCA